ACTGAGTTTCATAAGAAGTCAGATCACCTGCACCCCACAAGCTCTGAAAACTTATAGCCCTAGACTCACTGCCAGACAAATTACCTAACATTACTTACCGCTTCTCTCCCACGCCAAACCAAACAACAACAAACCAACACCAGCCACAAGCACACCTGCAGGGACAAAGATAAGGCCTGCACCAACAGCAATAACTGTGATGCCTAAAGCCTGCAAAATCGTAGGTAACAAACTCATCCTTAGAACACGTAAAACTCTGGAACAATATCCGATTCTAGTTTACTAGTGGCTCGGTCATAGGCGATAACAAAAGCAACAGCAGCGTCAATCTTGCGTGGCGAGTTACGACTCTCCTTGACTATGCGAGCACCCATGTTATCTATCTTCAAAACACAGTTATCCAAATGCCTAGCCAACAACGGATCACCCGAATGAGTCAAAGTCGCTTCAGTCACAGAATCAAACACCTTCTGGCAAGCAGGAATCATACGCCTAGCACTTGTGGAGTTGTATTCAACAACAGGCAAACCCAAATCCTGCAACACAGCCATAGTTCGTTGCCACCGGAAAGGGTCAAACGCAATCTCACGCAAGTTACGGTGCTTCTGAGCAAAATCAATCAACGTCTGCTCAACTTCAAGAGTGTCAACACGCCAATCATCCAAGTCATCAGGTTGCTTCTCCCACGCCTGCACAAGCCAAACATGGGGTTTATCTTCATGAGTCTTAGGCACACTCACAGCAACAATGGCTGTAGTGTCACCAGAAAACGAACCGTCAACACCTAACACAACTTCAACATCATCAGGAATAGGCACATCTTCTTGCAACGAATCCCACACACCTGCAGGCAACCAAGTGTTTTGAGAGCTAACCCACTGATTACAACGCTTAGTTCTAAACTCTGCTTCAGGGGTACGCTTCACCATAGACTCAAAATCGGCCTTAGAGTTCAAGTCACCATAGCCAGGATTAGCTGCAATCCAAGTTGCTTCATCCCTATGATCTGAATCGGCAGGTGCTTCCCACCAAGCCATGTAAAACGAAGGGTCATCAACTTCACCGCGAGCAACCTTCTGGCCATACTGATACAGCTGATAAGCAGTGGAGTCTTGACCTGTAGAGTCTGACTTCACTCCACAAGTAGTTGTTGCAATCATCATGGGTTGCCTTCTGGAAGCCATAGACAGTTGCATAACATCCCACATCGCCCTATCCTTCAGAGCGGCTGCTTCATCGAAAATCACAGCACTGGCGTTCAAACCTTCCTTGGAATATGCTTCTGCAGAAAGCACACGCCAAATGCTTCCTGTACTTGGCACTTCAATAACATCCCTGTAAATGTTGCACATACCAGCAAGCTCGGGTTCACGCTCAATAATCTTGCGAGCATCCCCAAAGGTGATACGAGCCTGCTCTTTCTCAGCTGCACAAGAATAAACTTCGCCACCTTCATCACCATTGATAAGAAACCAAAGTCCTAACCCTGTGACTAAAGCAGACTTGCCATTCTTTCTACCCATTGACCAGACAGCAGTACGCTTCTTGAACAAACCCTGCTCATCAACTTCAAGTGTTTCTTCCAGCAAGCGTTCCTGCCAAGGCCTTAGTTTTATAGACTGACCTGCACCACCGGCAATAGAGTCCTTAGTCAAAGTGACAAACGTATTGATAAAGTCAACAGCATCAGCACCCCTAGATCCATACTGCAAATCGGTAGGCGTAACCCAAGCAGGCGGCCAACTACTTATTTCGCTCATCAGCCCTACGCTTCAACGCTTCCATCTTGCTAATAGCCTTTACTTCAGCAACACCCAACTTAGATCTATCTGCAGGGGTAAAACCAAGCAAACTCAAGTTACGAATAATACGGTCATCAAGTTCACGCAACGCTCTACGCTCACGCCAATCATTAGACTGCATAACCCTTACACGCAAGTTCCAACGCTCATCAACAAGCTCACAAGTCATCAACAAAAGTTCAGCATCGGTATTAGCACTAATCCAGCTCAGTCCACTGCCCCAAACCTTATCCCAAAACTCACGCCCATACTTTAGCAACGGTCTTGCAGGGTCAGGCACAACAGTTACAGGTTCAAGATACTGAACAACACTAGAGTCAGGTAAAGGCCTACGCCCTGGATTACCCAGTTTACGTTTTATTTCTGTAGGTTTAGCAGGTCTTCCAGCAGGCAAAACTAACCTTCAATCAGTTCAGCAGTCTGCCCTGTAAGTTTCTCCCAGCGAGCAATAATCACATCAACATACTTCGGATCTAACTCCATCATGAAACAAGTACGGTCAGTCTGCTCACAAGCAATCAAAGTGCTACCCGAACCACCAAACAAATCTAAAATATTGTCACCAGCTTTAGTCCACTTATTGATAATCTCACCAATTAACTTAGAAGGCTTTTGAGTAGGGTGAACTATGTCTTCAACTTTGTAATGACCAATATTCAATGATGGAGTACGCAAAATTATTTGCTTGTGTTTAGTCTTTGACCAGACAAGCTCAAACAAACTACCAAATCTTTTATCATTATTGTCAGTAGGGTATTTATCCCAGACTAGCCAGCTACCGCCATCTAAAATTGTTTTGCCATAGTAGTTTGCACCAAACCAAAACTGTTCTTCGCAATCCAAATATTCAAACAGCCTGTAATCAAATGGCTTGTCATCATTCAGAACTTTTGTGTGTATCTGACCACCAGCACCCATTTTAGAATAATCAGTATCAAGATCAATGCCATAAGGCGGATCAGTTATTACACAATTCAGCTTATTTCTAGCAAGCAAACTAGATACTAAGTTCTTATCAGTTGAGTCACCACATAACAGCCTGTGCCTGCCTAACTTCCAAACATCACCTAACTTAGATTTAGGTTCAACCTGTTCAGGTATGTCATCTTCAACAACATCTTGCAACTCATCTGTAGGCAATTCAAAACCCAGTAGCTCAATGTCAAACTCTGCTTCCTGCAACTCCAACAACTGTGAAGCCAAAACTTGCTCATCCCACGCAGCCAACTCTGCTGACCTGTTATCTGCCAAAGCATAAGCCTTCACCTGATCTGCACTCCAGTCATCAGGAACACGCACAATCTCAATGTCAGTCCAACCCAAAGTTCTAGCTGCAGCCATCGTGCCATTACCTGCAACCACAGTCTTACCCCAAACAACAATCGGCTTACGCTGACCAAACTGCTCCAAACTATCTGCAATCGCCTTCAAGTTCTTAGCATCATGCTTACGAGCATTCCTAGGGTCAAGGTCTAAGTCATCAATGTTCACAAACTCAATATCCATGCCCTAAGCCTACCTAACTAAAACCCTAAATTATGCGACTACCTACGTAAAGATAAGGTGCGGGGTGTAGAAGTAAAACGTTAAAACAAAAATCGTACCCCCCTATAAAGATCTGGGGTGGGTTATGTGTTTGTGTATGTGTGTTGAGAGCGTTGCAGTTACGCTAGTGGCTTGTTGCCACGCTTAGAGTTGCACACTGAGTGAGCAGGGGCTAGGGGACTATTCGGGTCACCAGCATTGATGTGATCTGCAGTGATGTCTTTACGGTTAGTGAAGGGTTGCTTGCATAGGTGGCAGTGGGTGGCTGTAGCTCTAAGGTATGCCCTAGCCTTTCGGTATGCGGTTGAGTTGTATAGGGTACGCCCTTGCTTCCTGATTGATTGTCTTAGTTTCTCTCGCTCATCTATTGTCGCTTGATGAATAGTGCAGTATGAACCACCTTGGGTTAGTGTGTTGCAGGTTAGGCAAGGCTTAGGGAATCTGCTCAAAACAAATCTTCTTTGCTGTCTAATGTTTCGTATGCGTGTGTAAGTCTGCCTTCAATAATCGGCAAGTATTCAGGCGTAACTTCTATGCCTATAAAGTGTTTGTTTTCTAGGATTGCAGCTTTACCTGTTGAACCTGAACCAGCAAAGGGGTCTAACACTACACCGTTATTAGGGGTGACTAACCTAATTAGATACTGCATTAGAGCTGTTGGTTTTACGGTAGGGTGAAAGTTTTGTTTAGGTTGATTGGTTCTATTGCGTGGGTTATCTCCACCTACACCGTCAGTAGCGTTACGGTCAGAGTGTCTAACTTCGGGTAGTTTGTTTAGGCCTTCGTTGCGATCTCGTTTGTTTGCTTTAGCGACATAAAAGAACCTGCTTGCCCCACCAACATCGCTGTAACCTGTTCTGCCTGTTTCATAATCGTATTCTTTAGAGTTGTCGTTGCCTACACCGAAACCCCATTTAGTGTCGTGTGGGCGATTATGACTAAGGCTTTTGCTTATGCCTGATTGTTGGTCTAGGAGTTCGGCTGTGTATTCGTCAAGGATAATGTTCGCAGGCCAACGCCCAACACTTTCTCTGCCTACTACTTCGCTTGTATTCATTCGCCAAGAATCTCTGTCTTTGTTTCCTGCTGAAGCATTTAGTCTAGTTTCTGTCCCTATGCGACAGGCATCAACATTTATGCCACCTACACCATGTGTCAAAACGTTTTCAGCAACAGTTCCGATAAGGGGTTTTCGTGCAACAACGATTGGTTCGTGTGCAGGTTTCAACGCTGTACCCCAACCATCCCACGCCTTAGCATCATCAGTAGCAGAAGCAGTTACTTCCACAGAGTCATTGTTTGCTTCACTTGCTCTGGCATAGACATTACCTTTTCCAGCCCATCTATCTGCAATTGTTGCAGTGACTTCTCGTTCTGCTCCTGCAGCTTTGTCTATTGCTTTACTTATGTTGTGTGACTTCGGAAAACCTGATCCATACAACCAAGCGATGTTGTCCCTGATTTCAAACCCTGCATCTTCAATAGCGACCGCAAGCCTATGCCATGTCCTAGTTCCACCGAAGGCAAGTAAGTGTCCGCCAGGTTTCAAGACACGTAAGCATTCTCTCCAGAGTTCAACTGAATAGGCTATGCCTGAGCTATCCCAAGATTTACCCATGAAGCCTAGTTCGTATGGTGGGTCGCAAACGATTGAGTCAACGCTCTTATCAGGCAGTGTAGGTAAGACTTCTAGGTTGTTGCCTTGATAGATTACTGCGTTGCGTATTGTGAGCGTAGGTTTCATAGGTTTATTCTATTCGTCTGCAGGGTCGTTGTATTGGTCGTACAGGGCTTGAAAGCCAAGTGCAACAGTGTTATCGCCTTGCACCTGCATAACGGTTGTATCAGGCGTTGAAGGCTTCTCTGAGTGCTTATGTGTCCTTCTCCATGATTTGACTAAAGCAATAGCATCTCTGTCATCTGTTTCAAACTCTGCTCCACAGCTGCACACTTCTCTAATCATTCTATGACTCTAACAAACCTTATTTGAGATTTGCTGAAGTCGCTTAGGGGCTGAATAACTGTCGTTTTATACATCGCATTAGCGTTGATTATCAGGTTGTTACCTAAATAGATCGCTGAGTGATAGAAGTTTGTACTGCCTTTGTAAGCAAATACCACGACATCGCCTACTCTAGGCTTGCTGACACGCTTGCCTGAGTGTGCCTGCTTGTTTGCCGAGTGCTCTAAGGTAATGCCTAAACGCTTGTATGTGTACCTAACCATGCCTGAGCAATCCCAGCCAGAGATAGTTGAACCTGAAAAGACATAACCAGTCTTATGCACTCTAGTAGTCAGGTAAGTTACTACACGCTTCAACTTGTCACGCTTAGCTTGCTGCCTAAGT